ATCTGCGCCGAGTGCAGCGACCTCTTCCTCTCTCGATGGTGCGTCCGGTGCCTTGCTGGCGATGAACTCGCTGTGCACCTTCTTGTCTGCGTTTGCTGTCCCTAAAACGTCCTCAGTAAATGTTAATCTTACGTGTACCTTTTCCATGTGTTCAAACTCCTTTTCTTTGTAAAAACTCTGCTGATCATTGCGTATCGACGCAATGCCATTGCAGTACACATCGATGCGGCTCCTTGCCGTTGCGGCGCGTAGCTTCTCAGTGCTATGCCCTTGCCATCAATGCAACTCCGATCATTTCGTTGCCTTTGCTCTTCTGTACATTTCAGCTCAATGCCATCGCTATGCTATTCAGGGCTCCGCCAATCCATAGCCGATCAACTGAGCATCACACTTCTCTGCTGTGCCATTGCGGATCAAATCTACACTCCTCTAACCTACGCCTTCGCCAAGCAAATCATTGCTTTTCCTTTGCCTTGCGTCACTTAGCTGTGCTTTGCCTTTGCAGTTCGCTTCCTGGCATTGCGCCTCTTTGCCATCGCACTACATATCGATGCTGTTCGCTGCCACTGCTTTGCTGCTCTACCAAAATCACCACATTGCCATCGCCAAGCGATTCTTAACTTCGCTTCACCTCAGCTATGCTTTCTATCTCCTCGCCATGCCTCTGCCTCGCAATTCCATCTTTACTTCGCAATACCGTTGCGAGTCTACGCGTTCTGCACTCTGCCATTGCCTTTCTTTGCTCCGCCGACCCCTGCGCTGCCATTGCCATGCAACGCTAAACCCTAGCGGCGCACACTTCGGTGTAGCGCATCGTTCTGGTCCTCGAAATATGGCCCTTACTTACCGGTTCTACCACGACCAGGTGTGGCAGCTTCCGCACGACGGTGCAGACGATGTTGATCTCGTCCGCATCAGGATTCGAGTACCGGACTCTCTCACCGATCTGGACGCGGTCTCTCCATCGTTCGATCGTCGTCATCGGCCAGCTGATGTATTTATTCGATAATGCCACTAGTCCCTCCATTCCCTCGTGTAGTACTGATAGATCGGGCAGCTCTCGAACCTGTCCTCGCAGAAGATCTCGAGATAGTCTCGAAGTTCTTCGCGGTTCCGTAACCGGATGATGTGTGTCGCATCGAAACCGAGGTTCTCTTCCTTCGCGCACTCCACGCCCTGGAACTGCCCCTTGTTCGTTCGTACCACATTCCGGTACAGCGGACATTTGATTGTCGTTGATTCAAACTTGAAACCCACCTGGTCCACTCTCCTTTACAAGATAGTATCGTCTGTATCTACATGGATCTCCGCGCCGATTCCGACCGGTCTCCCATGTAGAACCAATGTTGTAGCCCTTCTGGCGGAGATCATGAACTCTGGAAGCCAGTCGAGCGATACCGAGATTCTCGACGGCCTCTGTGTTCGTGATCGTCCCACCATCAGACAGAGCATTCAGTATCAACTCGCACTGTGTCATGTCTCCTCCTTGCTGACGCGATCGCGTCGTAATCAATATCCTGCTTCGGGATATCTAAGAACTTGTTGTTCGGTGCCCTGCTGGTGGGCTTGTCCCGATCCCTGGCATGCCAGCAACGTGCTGCCGATCGCCAGTCTGCCATATCATCACCACCGACCTTCCAGCCCTTCGACTCGTAGAAATTCCAGAATGCGTCTGCATTGAAGCCGCTCATCCCCTCATCCCTCGCGAACGATCTCACATCCTCGATGGAGGGCGGCTGCTGCGAAGCAGCTTTCTTTACACACTCTTTAGAGTGTGTTTCTTTAGAGTTATATTTATATATATATTTAGCATCGTTTGCATTGCACTGCATTGCATCTGCATCCACCTGCATGCTGTTGCATCCGTTTGCATCAGTTTGCATTGCATCTGCATCCACCTGTACTTCTTCGGATGCTTTAGCTTTGCTCTTACTCCATCTCTTCTGTGCTGCATCAGACTTCTTTGCAGACTTCTCGCTGTATTTGGCTGCATCCTCGTCCATCTTCGCTGAGATCATCATGTAGATGGCATTGACGGTAGGATCAGAGATTTCATGCTCCAGCCCGAGCTGACGCGCACACAGCGCCTGGATCAGCTCTCCGGCCTGTTCGGTCGGTAGATTGGTGATGAGCGTTGACCAACTCTCATATATGATGAATGGTGTGGCCATGTCGCTCCTTTCTCTCCCTGGGATTCAGTCCAGGGAGACTACAGTTGATAGTTACTCGTATGACTAATCAGATGAACCCTTGCTGAACTGCAAGCAATTCAATCTATATTTGATTAAGGGCCTATTCCCTTAACCGTCCAAATAGTTCTTTCCGAAGATCTGCATCCACAGACGGTGGGCGTCGGGATTATACTTATCTTCGAATTTACGCTGCGCTGTCGCTTCAAGCTGCTGGTCGCGCTCTCGCCATGCAGCATCATCATGTATGTGCCGGTGGCAGTCATGACAGAGCCACACGGTGAGGCCGTAGGCATCCGCCCATTTTCGGTTTGCGGTACCGTGTATGCAGTGATGCCATTCCAGATTGATGGAACTGCCGCAGATCGCACAGCGGTGATCCTCCGGGTTAATGATGATTGACTTGTACTTCATAGCCTTTCAGCCTTTCTAACTCGTTCGGTGTCATGGTCTCGATCTCCGCGCCTGAGCCCTTGATCTCCTGGATCAGGCCATCTATCAGCCTGGCCATCTCATACGTGTTGTATTCGTGTGAGCCTTTCAGAAGAACGAATGTCCGGTATGTCGTATCCCCTTTTTCGAACGTCTGTGACAAAGGGCGAACATGGAATGTCTCCATGTCTTCCCATTTATCGTTATCAGGTAGCGTCACATAGACGATTTTTCCGTCGATTTCGAAATCCTGTCCGTAGTTTCGAAGCATCTGATTATGCAGTCGCACACGTGAAACTTTCTCATACGTGGCAAACTCGCCTAGTAGCTTCCAGTAGTATGCATTCGCATCTAGGCTTCGTTTCTCGTAATGCTGTTTGAAACTACAGTCGTAGATTCGCTCAGGTTGCAGCCCCTGCAAGACCTTGATGACTTTAATCATCAAGTCTCCAGGCGTTCCATTTACTCTTGTCATGCGGTTTCCCTCACCACATCCGGCTGGTTAATAAGGTAATTCTTCATGCCTTCGTAGCTCGTCACCTTTTCGGGATTGACAACTTTGCCCTTTCGATGTGCCAGCTCTTCAAGTTCCTTCTTCTGTTCCTCCGTGAGTGCTACAGGCTTGGCACTCTGGCCCCCTGTCTCCCCGTTCTGACTGGTCTCCTGATCCGGCATGCCGTTCGTCGTGTCTGAGTCCTTCGTATCGTCGATTGCGAACAGGCCGTTCAGCGCGTACTTACGAGCGTATGAACTTGACGTGCCGGTGATCTGGCTGCCATCCATGCCCTTCTTCGTGTCCTCCTCACGAGCATATGCCGTGTTCGTGATCTGAGCATCCGTCTCACAGTCAATGAAACGTGCGGTCGCCTTCACGTAGAACCGGCTTCCGATCAGTTCCAGCTCGTCACCGATGATGATCACTGCCTTGACCTCTGCGAGCAGAGGCTTCACCGCTTCCAGGATGTCCTCGCAGTTCCTATACCTATACTTCCCGAACGAGTTGTACTGTCCTTTCGGCACTTTCAATGTGCTCTGGATCTTCGCGAGCTTCTCATAGATCGTCATTGGCGCACCTCCGTTACGTGTGATGCCCACATGTCTGCGAAATGGAGAAGAAGGTAGAGCGGCGTTTCCTTTCCTGGTATCTGGTACTTGAATGAACCATACAGGCCGTTGTGATAGAGGATTGCCTGCTCCTGCTCCGCTGTGAGTGTGATGTATCTCTCCGCGATCATCAGAGACCGGACCTCGTGATCCATGTATGGCAGTTCTTCAGTTGTGGTATACGGCTTCGCAGTGCTGATCGCTCCGCTCTTCAGAAAATTCGGTACGTAGTTCGGCTTGCCATGGTCGCCCATCTTGCCGAGATCATGCAGCAGCGGACAAAGAATGATGTCCTTATAGGTCGCTCTGCCTTCCAGCGTTAAGTCCAGCTTCTCCATCGTCACGAGAACGTTCAGCGAGTGCCGCGCCAGCCCGCCATGTACTGCCAGGTGGTTTGCACCGCTGCACGGAGCCTCGAAGAAGCCCCCGTCCTCCATGTGATAAATGAGCTGATCCATGCCGTCCTTCTCGTTAGGCTCCACCGCCATACGGAGAAGCTCTACGGTCGTATCGTGCACCTTATCCGGTGACATCATCAGTGGATCAGGAACAGTTACTATCTTCTTTGTATGTACTTCCATTACGCCCTCCTCGTCTCTACGACCGTCGCTCTCATGCCGTCGATCGCGTCATAATCATCGATGCCTTCTGCGTGAATCATGGTGCCTGAAAGGATATCCGCTGCGTTTGAAATCGCTTCGTGCTCGTCCGACGCCTTCACGGTGATCCATACCTTGACTGGAATCTCTACCGTTATGTCATACAGCGTGTCGCCGTTTCCGGTGTTCCTGCCGTAGTCCTTCGCCTTCCCATACAGTTCCAGCTCATCTTCTGAATAATTCATGTGATAATTCCTCCACTTTGTGGTATAGTGGAGTTGTCCGTGTGGACAAACTCCGTGGCGTGAACAGGTTCCAGCTGTTCATGCCTTTTTTGTTTCCTCCAGCTTCTCTCCCGTCACCATCTCATACACGAGCTTCTGGTTGCTGGTCTTGTACTTCTCTCCTGTGACATGTCCGATCAGAGCGCATACACGACCATATACATCAGCTCTTTCTGCTCCTTCCAAAATGTTCATCATTGGTATCGTCGACTCATTGTCGTATTCATTTCCGGTGACTGTCAGATATGTGACGGCTGCATTTACGCGGCCAACCATCTCTGAGGTGTTCATATTGCTGACTCTGATGTAAATGTTATCCATGTGTTACCTCTTCCTTTCTCTTAATATCCGCCAGGAGCAGATCCCTCAGGTCGAACACTTCTCCGTGCACCTGCTTAGCCACTCGCATAGCCCTATCTAAATCGTAATAGGTTCCGTAGTACCAGTATTCCGTATCAACCAGCCGAGCCACGATAAATCGCTCAAACTGCGGTGTCGGCGTCGGAATATTGTTGATTACCTCGCCTCTGAAATACCCCGTCATTCGATGCCCTCCAGAATGCGTCACGCAAAATCTTGATTGCTTTTCTCACCTCTGCGCATGCCTTCATATAACATTCCGCTTCATCTAACGCCTTTATCTTGGCATCCACGTCGCCGGCCTCCACAGCGTTTCTATAGTCCTGCATGGCCTCATCACGTCCAAGCCTATAGATTTTATTGTATTGCACGGTGAGCTGTGCAATGATGTTTAATACATGGTCCTTTGTTCCCTCTTTCATGGTTTCAACTCACTCACTCATCCATCCGAGCAACCAGCACCCGCCGACGCCAATCAGCATGCCGATCAGAGTGACAAACACCCAGCCGTTAAGCATTTCGGTCGGAACTGCATCCGCGGAGATCACCGCCAGCACGAACGTTACAAGGCCAATGCCGGCCATCGTCATGCCGATGAAATCGCCAACACCCTTCACAGCCCGCTCAGCTCTCCGCTGCAGCTTGTCGAGCGCCCGATCGAGACGGTGAAGGCGCTGCACATCACGCTTACTCAACTGCACATCAACTCCGATCCTCATCGTCTGCCCCTCCGTTCTCCATTACGATCTCGATTGCCTTATGGATCTCATCATTCGCTTTGCCAAGCGCTTTGACCGCCTCAACTAATGTGTTTGCTAAGTCCGTTTCCCAGCCTTCCCAGTCATGTGCTGCATCCCCACCTCTGCCAACTGCAGAGAAGATTGCGCCGATGCCATTAACGATTCCGACCGTCGTTACAAACTTTGCAGCCTTTTTAGTCAGCTCATTTGCGTCAATCAGCAGCCTGCAATGTGCATCCATCATGCTCTTTTCTTTCATTTTCTTCCTTTCTCTTTGCCAGGACGATATTCCTCCATACCGTGTAGAACGGATGGCCTTCTGGAATAACGAAGCCTTCAATGCTGTCGAGCCGTGTACCGTCGTCGAGGACGTGTACAATCTTCGGTTTTACATCATGTTTCATTTCGCACTTCCTGAGTTTATCTTGGTTTGACTTTTTGCGTAAAAATAATCACCGACTTCTGAAAGATCGATGTCAAGGGCCTCGGCCCAGTCAAAGACATTCTTCTGCGTAAACCCACGCTTTCCCGTCATCTTAAGAGACATCGCGGTTTCAGAAATGCCAATACGCTCTGAGAAGTTTTTCATGTTGCCGTACTTCTCTATGATGCGACCTCGTAACTTAGGATATTTAATGTCCATGTTTTCCTCCTCTCACGTTGATTAGTATATCTCCGTTTAACTTTCGCGTCAACGAAAAAGTTAAACTTTAATAAAGCTTTAATTAATCTCTTTTAAACTCATGATATAATGTAGGTGAAAAGATAACATAAGGAGGGATTATGGATAAAAAGACTTTTTCCCAATATGAAAGCCAATCAGTAAACAGGATAAGAGAACTGATTGCGACTCGATGTAATGGGAGCCAACAGGAGTTTGCAGACAGAACCCACATAAGCAAGGCGTCTATTTCGCAATACGTAAATGGGAGGAACACACCTTCCAATCTGACAGCTCAGAAGATCGCAGACGCCTTTATGGTAGACCCAGCGTGGGTGCAAGGTTTTGATGTTCCTATGAAAGAACAGACCCACTACACCAACCCTGAGACAGCTGCTACAGCGCAGGAACTTTTAGACCGGCCAGAAATGCGAATTCTATTTGACGCAGCGCAAGACGCAAAGCCAGAAGACTTGCGAAAAGCAGCCGAGTATCTTGAGTTTCTAAAATGGGGCGAAAAACAAATTGAGTACGAAGCGCATAGGGGAGCAGAATGAAACGATTATTAATATTGTGTGCTGCTATTTCTATCGCCACTTCTACCCCATCATATGCAGCCTACGAAGATCGTAAAGTAAATGATTACGTAGCGGAGAACGAGGCTATAGCTTATGACGACGGATACGATGACGGGTATGAGGATGGATACGAGGATGGCCATATTGAAGGGATGAGTGAAGGCCGCAAAGCTGGATATGACGAGGGTTATGATGATGGACATTATGAAGGGATGAATGAAGGCCACGAAACCGGGTACGAAGAAGGCGAAAGCGAAGGATACGAAAGTGGATACCAAGAAGGCTATGAAGAAGGCGAATCGCATATGCGTTTCATACAAAAGCAGAACGATAACGCAACCAATAGACTTATACTGTTCGGCGCTGTGGTTATCTTCATTATATATCTCTTTGAAAAGAAAAAGTCTGAATAAGGAGGAATTATGGAACAACGCAGAGTAGCTTGCTACATCCGTGTGAGTACTCAGGAGCAGGCCGCACACGGATTTTCCGTAGGCGAGCAGGAAACGCGGCTGCGGAAGTACTGTGAGGCGCACGAGTGGACGATCGCCGGTGTGTATGAAGATCCTGGCTTCTCCGGTGCCTATCTGGATCGCCCAGGCATCCAGAAGCTGATCCGAGATGTCGATCTCGGCATCTTCGATACCGTGCTGGTGTGGAAGCTGGACCGCTTGTCCAGGTCGCAGAAGAACACCATGTATATGATCGAGGACGTGTTCCTGAAACACGACATCAACTTTATATCGATGAACGAGAACTTCGACACCAGCACGCCGTTTGGCCGTGCGATGGTCGGTATACTCTCCGTCTTCGCTCAGCTGGATCGAGATCAGATCACGCAGCGTATGACCATGGGCCGGATTGGGCGCGCGAAGGCCGGTTACTACTCCGGTGGATCACAGCCGCCGATTGGCTATACCTACACCCGTGCGGATGGCAGCGAGAAGAAAACGCTGGAGGTGGATGAGTACGAAGCCATGCAGGTTCGCATGGTATTCGATCTCTTTCTGAACGGGCTCGACGGAAAGGACATGACCTTCACAGAGATTGCGAAGTACATGGCTGCACACTATACAAACCGGTACGGAGGATGGAAGCAGCGCTCTACGATCTCACGCATGCTGACAAACCCTGTTTATATCGGGAAGGTCAAGTTCTCAGGTGATTTCTATGACGGTATGCACGAACCGATCATTTCCGAAGATACATTTGATAAAGCCAAGGTGAAATACCAGCGCTACATTCAGAACTTCTCGCAGTCGATCCAGAACTTTAACGGCAGCTATCTTCTGACCGGACTCATACACTGCGGTGTATGCGGAGGCCGGTACTTCGTCACATCGGTGAAAAACACCCACGCGACAGCGGCGATCAAGCCGTACTACCATTCATACACATGCTACGGTCGGAAGCCGGTAAAGAAGGGCATGGCGAAGAACGGCAAGTGTAGCAATACGATCTACAAAATGGAAGTGCTGGACGATTATGTGCTGAAGGAAATCCAGAAGCTGAAGGAAACCTCGGAACTTATCGGAGATCTCCGTACCGGTCCGAAGGACGACAAGACAGCCGCCATCGATTCCAGGATCAGAGAACTTGATAAGCAGATGGGGAAGCTCGTCGATCTGTACCAGCTCGGCACCATCGCATTCGACGAGATCAGAAGACGTACCGATGCTATACGAGCAGAGCGCGACAAGCTGAAAGGCGAACTTGAACATGAAAAAAGACCGGACGGTGTGATCTCGGAAACTGAGTTCCGAGACCGCCTGGATGCATTCGACGCCGACATCTTCTCCGATCTCGACATCGGGCACAAGCAAGCTATCGTCCGATCTTTAATCAATAAAATTGTTATCTACCCGGATTCAATCGAAATCCGCTGGGCTTTCCACTAAATTAGTACATTCCGCCGCCCTGTGGCTGAGTTGGTAAACCTTGAGCCGGCTCCTTGATGTCCGCTCAAGGTTTACCATTCCGTAACTACATTTCAACGTATATGGTAGTGTGGCTTCCACTCCGAGTCAAGTACTATCTTTGCACTCTGTATACCGTTCTTTATACTCTGCAACCTTCTTCGCGTATCGTATCATTCTGTAACGTTTATTCTGGCGTCTCTTCCATTTTGTCGGAGGCGTGTATCCGCCTTGTTCGAAGAACAAAGCGTCGAAGTACATTATCATGTTGACAGTTAGATGGAAGCCTTTGCCTTTATTTTGACTGCATAACCACGAGTTAAATTCAATGTGTATCTCAGCATATGGCTTTTGGCCGTGAATCATCATTTCTTTCAGTTTGCGCAGTTTTCCGTGTTCTTTAGTTATCGACTTGCGGTTTTGCTTTCGGACCACTCTGCCAGTTCTGCAAACTGAAAACCTAACTTTTAGGAACTCGAATTGCTCACCAAACTTTATGATACGGCACTTTTTAGGATTCATCGTTATGCCGAGTGACGCCGCTCTTTTGACAAATTCATTTTTGATGTGTTCAAGGCGATCTATGTTTTCACATATAATATACCCATCGTCATTATACCGTCCGAATCCGTGAATGCCAAGTTCGTCTTTTATCCAATGGTCAATAGCCTTGCTAGGATATGCTATTGCTGTTATCTGAGACACCTGGGAGCCAAGGCCAAGTCCTAACTGTTCATCAGTTTCTAAGCTAAATGCGTCGATGCACTGGTTATACACGTCACATATAGTTTTTTCCTTGACGGCGTTAAAAACAAGATCTTTTACACTTTTATGCGGTATATTGTCAAAATAACTATGGAAGTCAAAAACGAAGATACCTCCAGACAACCCGAAGTGTTGGTAATGCCAACGGAGATCGCATGTTAGCCTATTAAGAGAAAAGTCGGTTCCTTTCCCTGGAAGACACGCTCCATTATTAAAGACCAAGGATGGCTTAATAATAGGTATTAGGCACTCGTTACAAAGTGCCGCCTGCACGCACTTTTCTGAAATATGTACGCTTTTTATATGCCTGTGTTTTCCTCTTTCCACGATATCAAATTCGTGAAAGCCTTTTGGATGCCATTCCCGGTTTAGCAGATCACTCGACTCTTTTTCTGCATTCACAAACAGGTTGGCGCCAAATGACTGTGTGCTTGATTTCCATCTTGATTGCTTACTTGTCTTTTTGTATCCAGCCACGATGGAAGCTGTGCTGAAAACTATCTCCGGGTTCGCGTATTGGCTTCTAAGCAATTCTTTCCTTTTTTCTCTTTTTTTCAGCCTTCTAAAATATCTATCTATGTGTCGTTTATCTTTCATATACATGCAGTACGAGCTTATTGTAGGCATAGGTTCTACTCGCTTGCCTTTAGTCATGAAGTGCGAATTACTATGACTTCGCGCCATGCATTAAGCGTTCGGCTATCGGCATCTGCTATGTGCATTTCCCCTTGCGGGTCGGACATTCACTCCTTCATGCAAAGCTTGATTTCGAAACTACTTTGGCTTAGTTTTGCTTGCCGAATCCGAGGACGACGCCGTTACCACTGTTGGACGCGTTGTTGTTGTTCTCCGAGCCATTCGAGTTCACGTACCTGAAGTTCGTGGAATTGTTGACGGAGCGCTCCCACCAGTTGCCCGACGAGCCTATAGCAAATGCCCTATTTACTATTATACCTCTTTGCGTCCTTTTCGATAACCCCACTTATTAAAGCCAGTTCCTGCCTCATTTCTTCAGCAAGGGCATTCAATTCGCTTTCTGTTATTCCGACCATATTCCCATTGCTTCCTTTATGTCTCACAATATCCGGTTTCAATAAGAAGAAATTCATTTTTGATATCAACGCCTGTAATGACGCTCTTGCTTTTTGAAAATACAGTCTCCGCAGCTTGACGTCGTCAATGTTTGGATTATTCAGGTTTGGTATTACGCTGTTTCCTTCTTTCACGAAATCGGCCACATCGCTTGCGAGATTTACGATTGGAACTAAAACGAGATATGTATATCGATTTGGCATCCGCAAACAGATATCCAGTACATTACTATAAATCCTTAACGCCTTATCAACCACCTCGAACCCGGACGTGCTTCGTTTACTTTTTGGAACTGACATTCATTCCTCCTATTTGTCTGGCCGCAAAGCGCGGCCAGATCCCTATTGATAACTGATTATTATAAGCAGAAGCCGAGGACGACGCCGCCACCACTGTAGGACGCGCTGTCGCTGTACTCCGAGCCATTCGAGTACACGTACCTGAAGTTCGTGGAATGGTCGACGGAGCGCTCCCCCCAGATGCCCGACGAGCCGCTTACGAGAAACGTTTTCACTCTGCTTGACATAGTGTATACGGGGCATAATGTTTCGCACCCAGAAGTTCCGAATATCTCCATATGTGACGGAACCCACAAAAGATCATTTGTCGGATCGTCCGTATAATACCTTGAGTTCTGTTTGTCATATGCATAAGAATATTTCGTCGCAGGCTTTACACCGTCCCGAAGTTCTGCCGGCAAAACAGACGCAAGATCTTTATTCATCCAGGAACGAAGCTCTGACTTTCTCCACCCTCCGTCGGTATCGTTAGTGGCACACATTCTCTTATTTACGATAATGTTTTTAGATACCCATGTAGAGGTAGTCCCAGCTTCGCCTTCATATACTTTTTCCATAAACACAGGAGCGCATCCAGAGCCTTCTACAAACTCAAGGAGTTTGAATGAACCGACAGGATATTTTGCCCCACCATTCTTTACTATTTCTGCCCAACTATCCTTAATCTCGCCTTCTGAATTAAACTTTGTCTGCCACACGGGTTTACATACTAAATTCTGATGTACATTCACCGGCGATGGGCTCCACCCGCACTGCCAGTAGTACGGTTTCGTCAGAGGAGTACCTGTGTATACAGCGGAGGCTCCGTCTCGAACCATCTGTGACTCTAGCGACGCTCCGTCATCATCTGTGAAAGTTACGGTATGTAGTGCTAGCGCTCCACCGTCTACATTCACAGTGACTACGTCGTATCCATCTGCCCCATCTTCAAACGCATAGTATGTTCCGTTTGCTGTAAATATCTTAGATTTTAGTGTAGCGTCTCCACCGCCATCTCCTCCTCCGGATGAACCGCCTCCACTTACATTTACACGCACCCTGTTATAGTACTTTCCGGCTCCAGGGTCATACGTGCCGTTTTCCGTAACATATAGTGGGCTTGCATCCACTGTCTGGTTCTCCCTGTCTTGCTCGGCCTTGACTCTAGCTTCCTCTGCCGCCACCCTGGACTTTTCAGCGTCCACACGTGCCGACTCTGCCTTTTTACGTTCATTTTCTGCTGATACGCGCACCATTTCTGCTTCTGCTCTTGCGGCTTCCGCTTTTTTTCTTGCAGCCTCAGCCTCGTTTCTTGCCGCTTCTGCGTGATCTCTTGAATCTTTAACGCTTTCTCTCGCCTGCTCGGCTGCCACGCGTGCATTTTCGGCTTCCACTCGGGCTTGCTCGGCTGCCACTCGTGCTTTCTCTGCTTCTGCTCTTTCGTTTTCAGAGGTCTTGATATTTTCAACTTCGGTAATCTGATTGATGTAACTCGCAGGTGTATCAATAGAATCCTCGACGTAGAACGCACTTTTATATGACGTCCACTTCACTTCTCCGTCCATGTTGAGCGCACGTAGCTGTATCTGCACGCTTCCTGGAACTTGTAGCATGGAATTAAACACTGTCAGCGTCAGATCTATCCATTTATCGCTTACATCTTTGACAAGCGATACGGAATCAGCCTTGCCGTTCGCATACTCCATATCAAGGTTGAACGTCAACTGTGAGAGATCTATTCCACCAGGAATTCGTTTTACGCGAAAGTGCCTCACTTCAGAATTTGCATCGTAGTTTGTCCCGATGTTAAACTCTTCTCTTGGAATTATTAGGTCTCGCCTTATCACCTCTATCATGTTAACCTCTTTCCTTTTCCGCTTCTACTCTTGCGGCTTCTGCTGCCACACGTTTATTTTCAGCATCCACCCGCGCCTGCTCAGCTGCCGCGCGATCCTTTTCTGCACTATCGCGTGCTTTCTCTGCATCCACTCTCGCCTGTTCTGCCTGAACGGACGAAGCCTCGGTGGAAACGCGTTCGGACTCAGCAGCTGAACGTAAGGCTTCCGCTTCTACCCTTGCCCGTTCCGCGGCGGCACGTGCCTGTTCCGCCTCCATGCGCGACTTCTCGGCGTCCGCGCGCGCTTTCTCCTTTTCGCGCCTCTCTGCCTCTTCCACTTGCGCAAGTTCGAGCCCTTTCAGCTTGTCTCTGAAATCTGCCGGTTTCTTTGTTTCGCCCTCTACAAACAGAATGCCTTTGTATGATTGCCATACACATACACCATCGATATGTGCCGTCATAAATACAAGTACGGAACCTGGTGTCTTTATCATTTCGTTGCTTTCGTAAACAAAGAACATGTCATTTGCTTGATCATTTCTTTTTATTTCCACGTTCACAACATCGCCGCTAGCAGTTTCTAAATGCAGCATAAATACGGCATGGTGCAACACATCTTCGTCTATGCCAGAAATCGTAAACTCTAGCTTGTGTCCGTCCGATATGATATAGTCGTCCGCTGGTACGCGCATAAATCGTCGTAAAACATTGATCATGTTTTTCTCCTATTATAAAAAGGCTCCGTTCCCGGAGCCTTAAAATAACTCTTTATGTCAGGTGAAATACCATATCGCCTGTGCGCCGGACTCATCAGTGCGATATAGCTGCCCTACGTTTGAACCGTTTGGCTGAAAATAATACCATTTTTTATCGACCTCAGCCCAGTCTGTAGCCATTTTCCCGTCGTCATAAAAGTAATATCTATGCTTAAACGTAGAATATTCTTCCTTTATATCCATCCAGCCGTGTGCATTTACTCCATCAGCAATCCGGTAATACCAGTTTCCACCGGAGCAAACCCACTTCGGGTACTGCAATGCGTTTTGGTCTCCGTAGTCTGGCCGACCGTACCCTGCGATTCGTTCATACGATAAAGGATAGCTCTTGCAGAATACGCCACCACCATTCGGCACGACCCCATCAGCGCCGCTCGTATTCCCCTCACAAGTATATACGCGGTCTCCGTCAACGCCCACGACAATGCCTGTATGGTAGATGCGTTCACTGTTTTTGAAATAGATGACGTCTCCGACCTTCGGGTTTCTATTTTCCCACCGGCCGGATTTCTTAAAAAGTGATGCGCTTGTTGGCGTGTAGTAACTATTAGCGCCTCCGCATAGAAGCTCATTGGCGGTTTTTAACCCATATGCATCAATAAATACCCAGGATACGAAGGCGTCGCACCACGGCTGTCCTTGCATCGCTGGGCATAGATCACGCCAGTATTTAGTGTAATTCGCCGCACCAGCATTATCCGTCTTACTATTAAGCGATGCATTTGACGCTTTCTCGAGATACTTTTCCTCCGCTTTTGCAATGTTTACAAGTCTCAAAATGTTATAGCCCATGGAGTCTCCTTACGGATTTTTTGGATTTGGCTGATTCTTTAATGCTTCAATCGCCTGCCTCATGACTTCCGGATACTCAACACCCATCAGTCCGATGTTCTCGAGAACTGACAGGATCTCATTTGCCGAGAAACCGATCACGAGCGCGTTTCGGATGTACTGGCTACCGATCGTGAGGTCCATATAATGTGCAATCAGGACCGTGAGAATAATCATTCCCTTACGAATCAGCCCCTTAAAGCCTGCTCGTGACTCAAGACTTCCGTCTTTACTCTTAGCTGATCTGTGCCAGACTGCGGCCACAAGCACGCCGCTGATATAGTCCACGCACATGGAAATGACCAAAAGCTGCATGTAATAATCCCATCCACCAAACGCGGAGACGATGACTCCGCCAATGGCTCCGATAATTGTCATATACTTCGTGTTCATAGGCGCTACCTTCAGATTTAAAACTCTGTCACCTGAGTTTTCTGCATTCTTGCATCAAGCTCACGTGCGTGAGAGTCCTGTGCGATCGACTGATCGATGATCTCCGCGACGATTCTCGGAATCCGAAGCGGCACACCGCGCGGCACAGAATACTTCACACCGTTCACGGTTACGTTCAGAGGAAACTTATACTTCTCGCCATCCTTAAAGAGCGGCGCATGATCGACATAACCATCATCCTTTACGGCTGGCGCATTCCCCTCTGCGGTCACCTCTGTTACTGCCTCGCCCATGATGGGCTCGGATGCATTCTTCTTCACTGCCATATCTATCTCCTTTAATATCGCATGGGGCTTCATCGGCCCCATGCATGCTTAGACTCAGGATGCCTTGTAAGAGCAAGCGGTCTCGATACGAACCATGTAGTCCTCGACCAGACGCTCTGCCGTCTTGGTCGCCTTCCAACCGATGGTCGATCTCTGATCGAGCGGATCAGCCGTACCAGCAGAACCCTTCTGCTTCACGATGAGCTGAAGGCCTCCACCCTCGATGTTGGTCGTACCATACGCATTCGCTGCGATGATCAGGGTGGAATATACATCAAACTTGCTGGTGGAACCGCCGCCGACCTTCTCGAAGATCTTCGCCTCGGTGGTCTCTACGAAACGCACACCGGCGATCTTACCGATCTCGTTGTTGTACATCTTGTCCGGGGAGGTGTACTTCTGCCACTCAACCCAGTTCGGGTCGGACATCAGGTCGTAAGCAACATCCGGGTGGATGATGCCCACATAGCTGCCATCGATGGTACGTGCATTCTGGCGCTTCAGCGTTCTCACGGCTGCACGAATTGCCTTGACGGTCAGTGTATCGGTCTCGAGGAGTGCCGCTCTGCCGGTTCTCTCTGCCTCGTGGTACTGAACATTGGTACCGCCGTTCAGAATCTCACGGGTGACCGTATCCAGGCTTCGACCAGCCTGAGAACCGATCAGCTGCGTCGCCTCGGTCTTTACGTTGTCGATCGCGGTCAGATCGAGCAGGTCGGTGATGATAACATAACCACCGTACTGCTTTACCTTCGCAGTGAGTGCAGAGGTATCAAGCGCCTGGCCATCCGGTGTTACACCCTCGACGAGTGCGTCCTGGATCTTCGCCAGCGGCATGAACTGTCTGAACTCGATCTCCTTACCGTTGCCGGAAGGAATGTTTCTCTTCTGACCGAACTGATCATGCACAAGCTCTGCTTCTGCAAGGTCAATGAGGTAATCAGAGTAATAGGTCTTGATCTCCGGTGCCAGGCTGTTGCCGGACGACGCGGAGGTCGTTGCGTTGATAACGTTATCAAACGCATGAAGGTTTAACTTATAAATCTTTGCTGTATGCATAATACTCCTTTTCAGAAGCGAACATCTCCAAACATAGAGCGCTTGGCGATCTCCGCTCTTTCCTGTTTCGAAAGTTTATGCACATCCTTTGACACCTTCGCGGCAGCCTGTGAACCGATCGCATTCTCTCTCGGTCTCGACCTTCTCGCTGCCATGTCCTGCACGGTCGCGCTTCGTACGGCATTGGCCGTCGTCTGCATCGCGCCGGACACGATCTCGTCTCCATGCACCGCATAGAACGCTCTCTCCATGGAAAGCCCGCTCCGAAGTGCACTCTCGAAATCTGGATTACGCAGTTCTGTATCGAGATCGAAAGACGGGAACAGCGCCTTTAAGTTTGCGCTCTGCTTATCCCACTCTGCCATCTGCCGATCAATCTGCTCGCGCCGCTCTGCCTGTTTCTGGGCCTCGCGGAACTCGCGGTTTTCTCTCTCCAGGTTGTCCCAGTTACGCTGCTCGTCGATGGTGCGCCCGTTCGCTTCTGCGCGCTCTGCGTACAGGAAATCATCATCCTTCAGTGCCTGCGTGATGGACTTGATGTCGCTGGCATCCTCGATGCCATACTTGGTGGCAAGCATCTGCATCACCTGGTCACCGGCCTTTACCCGGCCTTCCATGGACTTATAGTCCTTGAACCGCTTGTTGAACACTTCCTGGAACTTCGTATCAAACCACTTCTTGGCTTCATCCTGGTGCCCGGAAATGAATGTCTCAAACTCTGTGCCTGTTGCTGCCGTGGCGTCCGGCTGATTCCCGTCTGCTATGAGACTCGCCCCATTGCCAGCGGCGGCCTGGCCTGCATCGCCCGATGCTCCTGCTGCCCCGGAGGCGGCACCGCCGTCTCCTTCGAATGCATGGAGGTTTAACATAAATTTCGTCATAAAATAAGCTCCTTTAGCTTGCGCGGTCTATCCCGTGAGTCTTTCATCAGGCCCCTACGCCTGTTCTTATTACAATGTAAATGCTTTGCAAGCGAAAACAAACCGACCTATGAAAAAGGAGCCCCCGTTGCCTGGAACTCCTCATTTCATCACTATTCGATTCAATACTTCGAAAAGGTGGTCGTCTTGTAGCCTGCGATCTCCCACAGCTTCTTCTGCGCATCCGCAGAAAGCCCGCTGCCTCTCAGTACCTTCTTCACGGCCTTCCGCCGGTCGTCACCATCCTTGCCGACCTTCGCAACGTCCATCTCCTCTTTCAATGAGAAGTAGTCCGCTGCATCATAACCGGCATCCGTCCAGTCCTTCAGCTTCGACGGTTTGCCCGACTCGATGCCCTTCTTCGAAAGGATCTCGTCCATGGCCTGTTCTCTTGCGAGCTGCTTCAGGTCGCCTGCAATCTTACTCTGCTTGTCCTCGCTGTCGCTTTCTTTAATGCAGTCGTCCGCCAGATCGTAGTAGTAACTCTCATATGCGTCCTGGTACTGCATGTACTCCTTGCCGCTTAGGTCGTAGGTCTTACCATCCGACTTGATGGAAGTATCCATCACGCCAGGTAGAATCTCTGCGTTACCGTTGCTTTCCACGATGTCGTAGATCGCCTTCCGGTCTGCATCTTCTACTCCGTGATCAGACTCCTTCCGGTATGCCTTCAGTTTGTCGAGTGCAGCGCGACGAATCTCTCGTTCATCCTCCTGGCCCTTCGCAAGGCCGATTGTCTTCTGGTAGTACGACTTCATATTACTGTCGAGCGTGCTTTCCAGTGCCTGCTCATTCGTGCCATAGGAGCTGTACATGATATCGGACTCCGATGCCTTATCGTAGATCCAGTTGCTAATGTCATTCGAATATACATTATCACGAAGATACGTATTCTTTACACCCATCGTCCAGTCGCGCTTTCCCTTCACTCCCTTTCCGTCGTTGATTGGGAAAAGTGCGGAAGGATATGACCACATCCAGCCGAGAATGTTCTTGCCAAAATGGTCGGCCTTCTGTGGACTAATGCCGAGATACTTTCCGAGCAGGTACGCCATTTCGCTTGACTTCTCCGTGTACTGCAGTGCCGGCACCTTACCTTCATTCTGCTTACTTACGATCGGACGGTTGAGGTAATCCTTATTCGCTCTAAGCTGCGACATTTCGCCAACAGCACCGAGTGAGCCAAGAAATCCGGTCGTAAAATCATCGTTTGCCGACTGTACTCCATTCGCCACTACATTGACCGGATATTCTGCCAAATCAGACACAATACTCGGAAGTGTGCTGTCGGTAAGGTAGCTGTAATATTCGTTGAAAGCGTGGTCGTTATCGCCCACCGTTCTCTCAAGAAGTCTCTCAAAGAACGACTCAAGCACAGCTACGTTCTGTCCCTTCGGGATGGTGAAATACTTTCCATCGCCTAACGAGATACAGAAGTAGGAGTTTTTCGTGTAGTTCGAAAGCATATCGAAATCATCCTTGCTTTCCTTATTCCTACGCGACCATGCGACGACGAGTGCAGCCATGATCAGAGACAGCGCTGCGGAGAATGCAATTCTGCCTGCAATCGCCCGTCCTCTCTCCTTTCCGTTCACCTCAAACCATTTTCCGGTACCGTCTCCGCCGTCTCCACCGTCTCCGGCACCGCCGACGAATTTCATCTCCCGAAGATCCTCGGCAGTGAAGTATCGGATCATCTTGTCCGTTGCCTGCACGCCTGCATTGAAGAACGGGATAAACTGGTTGAGCGTTTTTGAATTGATGCCATTTCTACGGAAGTTTACCGTGATGTCCATCGCAGCATAAAATGCCTTCTGCGGATTCATGCCTGCTTCACGGCACATCTTATAGGTTGCGAATCTCGGCCCCATCTCGATCATATCCGAAACAAACATCGCCCATTTGAGCGGATTCATTTCCGGGTGCTCTCTCGTAGAGCTGAGTAACTTTCGCATGTCCTTTACATAGTCCTTGCTGCCGGACCATACCGGTGCACCCTCACCGCCCATCGCAAGATACTCGGAGAAGAGCGGATCAACACTCTTGCCCCGTGCGTTGTTGATGTAGTTGAGGTAGGTATCTGCGACACCCTGCAGCATCTTTCCAGGATTCTTCGTCGCCATCGAGTACGTAAGCAGCGTCTGTAGATCTCTCGGCGCATTGGAGAAGATCGACCAGATCACATTGTTTCCGGTGATATTTGACGTGATGAATCTTGAAACCGCTCCGAAAGCCGTGATCACCTTGCTGGCGTTCCGGTAGTCCATGGAAGTGATGGAGCTAAGAAGCAGCGGATCATTGATCTTCCAGAACTCCGGCTTACCGGCTACAAGAATCTTGATCTCACCTCTGTTCGGTTTCGCCTTTCCAAGCTGGAACTGCGTCATCGTATCATCGATGGAACCAATGACTTCCTGTAAAGCATCCTGCATTTCCGGTGCGATTTCGATACCGGCAATGTCATGCGTTTCGTTATAGAGACGGTCCTTGATTCCGCGAAGATCGACTTCGACCGGAACCTTCGGATCAGGCATCTTTTCCATGAACAAGGCATCCGCTTTACTTCTTACGGCTTCTCTTCTGAGCTGAAGCATGACTGCGTTTCTCGCGGCTGCATTCTGGAGCTTCGTGATGTTGTCGATGATGTTATCAACCGGATGGATCAGATCACGTCCGCTGCCCTTTGCCTTGAACAGCGAATTGCCGCGCTCCTTGAAGCCTGCACGGAAGAACGGTACATAACACGGGTTCTCCTTCTGCATCGCCTTATATGCGTCCGCAGAAATCAGCCCCTCGCCAACCGCGTAAGTCCACATGAAGTCGCTTTCAAACTTGTATAGTCTGTCAGCAGCTTCGATGAACTCCGGGTGCTCTGCTTCGATCTCCGAGATCCGGTTCTCCATCCACTGCGCGTTGTTCTTGCGGTCATCCGCAAATACACGCTTGCCCTGGGCGATCCACTCAATACCATGCTTCACCGCGAGGTACTCACCGAATGCGATATAAACTTCCTTGTCGTTCACATCGATACCGGCGAGCGCATCTTTAAGACCTGGGCCAATATAATTACCGTCCAGATCATAGATGCCCTCTATGATGGTCTGTGCCACTCGTGCATCCGTATAGGCTGCATTCGTCGCATAGGTATATGTATTGGTGCCGTTTCTGACATCGAACTCGCGGAAGCCATGAACGGAATCTACATTTTCCTGGTACCAGCCATGATACCAGTCGTGAAATTTCTCCATGTTCGTCCGGTAGTCCGGTCGGCTATCCTCTTTCAGTCTGATCGAGCTCTTCGCGTCGCCAGCGTCCATCGAATAGTATGCGTTCACCTGATCCGCGAAGCCGTTAAACTTCGCAAGCTCCCCAGGGCTCATCTGCTTGAGGATGTAGTCGGTGAGCTTCGGGAAATCGATACGCGCTGCATCGCGGTTCTGTAAGTAGTATCTTACAAACTCTGCAAGTCCCTCCTTTAACTTGACCGATGCACTCTTTCCGCTATAGAGATCAGCATTGTCCGGGTTCATGAAAAATGCGGTCTCGATATCCTTGCGCACTTCCTTCGGAAGTCGTGCGCTGCCAGTAATGTTGTAGGTCTTGTCGAGCCAGTGACCGAACTCGTGTGAGAATGTCGGAAGGTCGTTCGTGATCTTCGTCCGAATTCCGCGGTTCCGCTCATTGAACTCGCCCATGTTTCCTTCACCCTTCACATACCGGGTGCCGGATGTTACATTGAATCCCCAGTCATGCGCCGCCTGACCAATGATATCTGACAGACGCTTCGATGAAGTCTCCGCACTGCCCTCGTTCTTCTTAGCCGTCCAGCGCTCCTCTGGCTTCTCGCCGTCCTCGTTCGGTGTTGGATTCTTCTTAGAGTTCAGCACTCCGCCGGACTTATCGCCCGTGTCGTCATGCTTCGACATACTATGAAGCACACCATCATCGTCCTCTGTTCCTGCTGACCTTACATCCATAACAGGATTTGAGCGGATGATTGATCCTAGTGTGTATTCACCTTTAGATCCTGTCGGAATGAAGTATCTCTTTTCGTAGCCGATGGTTTCCGAGATGATTCCTTCAACTCTGTTCAATGCCCAGAGATTGCTACCAGTGACTTCGATTCTCCACTCGCCAGACACTTTCCGTCTTCTGATCTTCCACCTGTTGTCTCTGAGTACAAGTTCCTGATTCTTGTCAAGCACCTCTGACATCAGAGACTTCAATGTGTACTGCTTTTTTGTACGCGCAGTGCCGAGATTACGAAGAACAGAGTCGATCTGATCCGGGCTGATAACTCGACCGAGATACTGCTTGCCATCCGTGGTGACGATACGCATGACTCGTGTGTTGTTTTCCGGTAATTTGCTCCAGATCGGAAGAAGCGTACCAGTAAGCATATGCAGAGTATTTTCCACATATTCCGGCGCTTTCTGCGTTTCCGCCTCCCACGCCTTCTTCCACTCCTTCTTTGGCAGCTTTTCGGCCTGCTCATTGAACGTTTTTTCTACAAAGTAGCTGCTCTTTCCCCTCACAGGACCATCAAGCCTGTACTTCTGAACGACTTCTCCAGTGCGCTTGTCGGTGGTCGTGCTGCCTTTATACACGGCTCTCACGGAACCATCCTTCAGCCGGTACATACCCATGAAGTTCAGATGCGCATCTTCAACACTTTCATACGGAATAAGCGTAGGTCTGTTATAGACCTTCAGCTGTACGTATTTTGTTTCGGCATGCGTATTCTCATCCTGGTAAACAGGCTTTTCGTCTGCGACTTCGATCTTATCCGCCTTGTAGGACTCCATGCCACGGTCAAGTGTTCCGTCCTTCATCGCGTTTTCGGTCATTTCTTCGAGAATAGAATAGAAGTTTTCGAACACTTCGTTCTGGTCCTCTACTCGCAGTGCAAGGATTCGGTTCAGGAACTTCGGCACGTTTCGTAAATCGGTAGATGATTTATTAATCAGACCATTCTTATCATAAATCTTGATTCCAAGTTCTCTGATTACTTCATCCGGTGCACTCTCATAGTATTTTGCAAGTGCGTCCTCAGAAATCGGATTTTCAAGATTATCCCTTTCACTGAACACGCCGCTTCCTGCGTCTCTCTGGCCCTTCGTGAGTGCACCCATCTGATTAAGGCGCTTCGCAATCGTCGAAGTGAAACGCTTCTGGCCCATTACATTGGTTGTTACCAGCTTATAAATGGGTGCGCTTGCTTCGTTCGTTCTGTGCGTACGTCCCAATCCCTGAATCGCTGCATCTGCCTTCCATCCTGCCTGGAGAATGTAGTGAACTCGCTGCTGCTGATTCTTTGCACGCAGGTCTGCATGGTAGCTCTTTCCGGTACCGCCCGCCTCTGAGAAAATAAGGATTCGTTTTTTGCCGGCCTGGAATGCAGCAGTATCAGCTTCGCCCTTTTCCTTACTCCATTTCTCGACGACTCGTTTCATAGAGCCATCTGGCTGCCGATGATAAACGACTCGTCTCGTTCTTCCGGTAACCTCAGCCACGTTATCCACGCCGAATGTATCCAGCAGCATTTCAAGCGGGCCGTCTGGCACCTGCATCTGCCCGACTTCTTCGATCAGTTTATCTCTTAATGCGATCGCCTTCTTATCAAGTACCGGTTCACCATTGCTATTGGTGACAGGTTTAGAATGAGTATTTCCATTCTCGTCCTGGTACTCTTCGTAAGACTGCACAGGGAATGACTTCTGAAGGAAATCGATCAATGTCTCCGACGGTGTGAGGTCAAGGCCGTCGAGATCACCACCATTTTTGGCGTTATCAGCGATCTTCCGCTTTGCTTCTGCTTCATTGGTATTTGTCAGCTGAATTACAACGCTTTTACCATTGTCAAGCTGAGTCTGAATATCCGAAAGTACGCTTGGCATGGCCATTGATGTAAGAATCTGATTATAGAATCTCTGTAACGAACCCCAGAACGCGCTTGCCGCAGCTCCCCTTGCATTACCGTTATTGGAAGCTCCGGTCAATTCGAGTGCCTTATCGATATTTCGAAGCACAACTCGCCATGCATCACTCATCTTGTCATAGATTTCATGCTGAATCGGAGTTAATTCGTGCTCGATCGTGTCATACTGTACACCGTCATAGCTGATGCTTCGTGCCATGTAGTCGCCCAATGACTTCATATCTCGTGCAACAAGCTCCATGGCAGCTAAGCCGCCAGCAGACACCTTCGTATAAAAATCGTTGAAATTTGCGAATGAAGTACCAGGCCCCCAAAGTCCGAGTCTTTCGAGGTATGCGAAGTTCTCAATAGAAGATGCGCCTGTCGCCGTTGCATAGACGATTCTTGCCTTCGGGAAAGCCTCCTGAAGTTTAAGACCCCATATAGCCTTCTGCGTCGGCTCACTGCTTCCACGAGCTTTTTTGATACGCACAGCATTTTTCATGTTGTGTGCCTCATCAAGAACGATTACGCCATCGAAATCTTCACCAAGCCAATTTGTAAGACGATCAATGCCATCCTGCTTTCTTGAACCTAACGTATCATAGGTAGCGAAGCAAATACCCTCGCTGGCATTAATGTCCTTATTCTTAAATTTCTTGAATGAGAATACATCCTTTTTGTCCTGCTCGAGGTCTGCCCAGTCTCTTTGAGCGTCTTCGATCAGGCTTTCTTTTTCACTTACCCACACAGCTTTTTTGCGTCCCTGGTTAAAATTATCAAGGATGATCGAGGCGAGCTGAAGTCCCTTTCCTACACCGGTCCCATCACCGATGAAGTATCCCTTACGTTCTCCGCTCGGTAAAAACTGCTGGTGCGCCTGTCCTGCATATACAATATTCTCAAGCTGTGCGCTTGAAGGCATGCCTCTATCAATAAGCTCCTGCGGAAGATGCGGCACATACGTTGCGTCTGGCGGTTCTACTGCACCCATGGCTGCGCTCTCTACGAGCTTGCCCGGATGCGCTTTCGCGCCATTAATCCGCACCTTCTCAGGCACATATGGTGTGAATGTGCTGTTAATATCGACATTGGCTACACGTTCTGCCTTTTCACTGGATGCCGGCTTCTCCAGCTTTACTGACTGATCAGCCCTTCCAGAATCGGATTCATTGCCTTTGCTGCTGCTTTCAGATACTCGTCGCTCGGTACTTCTTCCGGTCCCCACTCTACCGTCTTCAGATTTTCCAGGCTTTCTGGAATCTCTTTCACTACCGTTTCGGCGTCCTCGTCGTCCACCAGATTCTCCCAGCCCTTCTTCACTGCTTTCAGAAATTCCTCGTCTGTCGGTGGCATCATCTCCGCTGCCATCATGAGTGCCTGATCCGGATCGTTCAGTTCGTTCAGGAACCACTCCTGATCGTCCCGTCCCAGATTCTGAAACAGATTTATCAGATTCCATGTCTGATCTACTAATCGGGTTTCTCTCATTTCTTACTCCTTCCAGGTCGGTCAGCAGCTCGGAAAGCTCCTTATATTCTCCGGTTAAGGTCTTTCCTTCCTGTGGGCCTACCTTATCAATGACTACCAGCTGGTCGTCGAAAGTAGTTCCATACTTCTGATAGTTCGAACCGTCAATTCGCACGTTCGACCGGATGGTGTATTCCCTGCGGAGGTCGTTCCACCATGCTGAGAACGCCGGTGCATCATCTGCCATGCCGCGACCGAGAATAGCGACCAGTCTGCCGCCTTCCTGTAGACGGTCGAGTGCTTGCTCGATGTGTCGCTTTGCATTGGCCGTCTTGTTGGTCTTCATTCTGCCTGCCGTAGATGAAAAAGGCGGATTCATGATAACCACGGTCGGCTGAATATCGTCAGGAAGAACATTATTGATCTGCTCTGCATTCTCGTTGAATGTGCCGTCGAGTCCGAGCTCATTGAGGAAAGCAAGTCTGCGCTTTGAAAGCTCATTTCCATAAACCTTCGCGCCCCACGCCTTACCCCAAAGTGCAAGACCGCCAATACCGGCGGACGGCTCAAGCACAACATCAGCGCTCGTGATATTCGCTAAGCGCGCTGCAGTGTAAGCAATCGTCGGTGGCGTAGAGAACTGCTGGTATGATTCCATCTCCTCGGTTCTCTTCGTCTGCGTAGGGATATTGCGCATGATGCTCTGGAGCTCTGACAGAGTGTTGAGCGCGTCTTCAAGTGATCTGTTTCCTGCCTTTACGAAATCGGCATTCATCAGATACTTGTTGATGCCCAGCTCCATACCGTCATAAGCATCCTTTACGGAATATGTGCCTTCTGCCATCGTTCCGCCATAAGCATTATTCGCAACATCGAAAAGCCAGTTTGCCGTAAACGACTGGCCGGACGCAACCTTCTCTGCAACTCTGTCCGCGATGGATGACTGCGGATTGCTGTTTGCGACCGGCTTTTTCTCCGGCGCTGCAGGACTGGTTTTTGCCGCTGGCGCTGGCTTTGATGCTTCCTTCGGTGCTTCCTTCGGCTCTTCCTTCTTTTCCTCATTCTTCTGCATGCGGATGTTGTACTGATTATATCCCAGTTTCCACATAGCGTCAGCAGCATCCGGTCCGACCGGCATCTTGTAGAACTCAGCGAAGTTGCTGTCGTTCGATAATCTCGAATACGGCTCGCCATTTAAGCCCGCCTGGTAAACCTGTGACATGAAATTGTCCCACTTATAGACGGTCGATGTATCGACAGACGGCCACTGCTCAGAGCCAAGCGAGAAGAAATCGATGTATGTTCGTCTCTCTGCTTCCTTCGTCCCGAAACGCTTGTACGCTCTGTCCGTTAACGCATCGGCCACATCCGGCTGAAGAATTCCACCAGAAACAAAGCTGTCCGCTTCGGCAGCCGCTTTCTCGTTCCTCGTGAGGCCATTATTTTCCGCAAATTTAGTAAGATCATCGATAACCGCGTCACGTGACTCATACGGTTTTGTGACATAGCGAAGAGCCCGACCATCGACGATCACGCCGCCGAACTTGTCGTTTTTCGTGTCACGAAGGCGGCCAACATAGCCATCCTCGTCTGCGGTTATTTCGTACTCGATCTGATCAGCCGTAAACTTTCCGTTGCTCTTGAGCTTATCATGAAGCTGATTCGTCGTGAGCTTCCTGTCGGAATTTCCGACAGGTTCGTTTGTTTCTGGCTCCGGTTCCTGCTGCGACTCGCTGATCTCCTGTGCCGGCGCACTCTCATCAGAACCTACGTGCTTTCCTTCGAAAATATCTACGATCTTCTGTAAATCTTCCGGCGACGCATGATTAATCGCATCCTGGTTGATGATACCGCCCTGATTAAACGCCCGGTCGATAATATCGCCCTGAGACTTCGGCTCGTCTTCGCTCTTTGGTTCCTCAATCAGATTCTGACTCTCCTCAGCCGTCGGCTCCTGGATCAAGTCCTGGCTGTTCTCTGTCTCCTGTGCGACCGGCGCTGCATCCTCCGTATTGATCGCTTCTACGGCTGCCTGTGTCGCTTCCTTCGCTGCATCCGGTGTAGAATCCGCCGTGTTCTGCTCTGAGCGCTCCTTCAGCGCATCTACTGCCTCATTCACGGCATCATGCGTAACGTCCGCCACATTCTTTGTGTCGTCTGCCGTTTTCGTCCGCTTCTTTCTCGTCTTCTTCAACTTATCGACAGCCGCATTGGTGGCGGCCTTCGTGTCAGATCCGCTGCCATCTGTCGTTACCGTAATATTGTTATCTGTCGAGATGTCGTCAGACACATCGGCGTCACTAAAAACCGGTGCTTCCGACGCCGGTGCCTGTGTGTCCATATTCTGTGCAGGAGCTTCACTGAATTCAGTGTAGTCGCGCATATCATTAAACAGCGTATTATCGTTTACGAACTGACCACTCTCGAACTGGCTCTGATACTCACGCTCCGCGTTTCTTCTCTGCTGCCAGTCGTCTGTCCGGTGCTCGATCTCATTTCCTGCGAGGTGCAGCACATCACCACCCACGTTCATGAGCATCGAATTCGCCGCGCCAAGCGCTGCTGAATACCAGAACTCAGGGTCACTTAAAGAAAGGCCCTTGACCGGATCAATGTTTCCATTCTCATCCTTACCATCACCAAGGATCACATTCTTTGCTATTCCCTGCGTCCAGTACTGTAAGCCCTCCTGTGCAGCTTCACCGAGTGCATTCGCCCCGTGCCTGCCGAAACGGTACAGAAGTCCTCTGCCGATGTCAGACTTCACCGCCTTGTTGATTCCGTCTGCCGCTGCCTTTGCGATATTCGTATTGCCGAGTGCTTTCGCGATTCTTCCGCCTCCGAATGCCTCGATACCACCAAGCAGCTTCTCGGTGTAGTATTCAGACGCCGCTTCCTCACCAGCATATAAAGCGGACCGAAGATTGCTATGCCCATCATTGATCGCTTCCTGGTATGAATGGCCGCCCTGCGAAGCACCAAACAGCATACTAGACAGTGTCTGAATACCTTTACTGCCTACACCTGCGGCACCACCTACAGCGCTTCCGAGTGCGGCCGCTCCAACCATGTTACCGGTTGAGGATGCAATATCTTGCAGTACGCCTTCGACATTTCCGGCTTTCTCCCGTCGAATCTCTGTCTCGTAGTCATTCACAGACTTTGCGCGCTTCTTATTGTCGAGCGTCGCCCACTGCGCAATCTTCTGAAGGCCCTCGCCACTGTTCGTAACGCCTCCGACGAACTGATTAGCCACTCTACCGGCTGCCACAGCATTCGCACGGTTTCCCTCTACGTTCTGCTTCGCCACGCGGCGGTTGATGTCGTCCATGAGCTTAGACCGGTACTCTTCCGCTGCGTCTCTGCCCTGCGAGTCATACAGATGGTTGTACATGGTCTTCTGACCCGGCGTCATTTCAGAGTACTGCCGGATCTTCTCCGGGATAGCAGCTCTATTCTTTCCGTACTTCTCCGCTTCCACGTCTGCCATCTTCAGAGGATTCCCACCAGCGTTTCTGAGCGCGTTGATCGGTGCTTTTACCGCATCGACGATTGCCTTGTTGATGCCCTTATTCGCAAAATCCGTCATGGCCACATGATGCTTCGTCGCCTGTGCAGTTTGGTTGTCGCTGTTCTTCGCGACATAATCTACGAGCGACTTTGAGACCGTCGTCTGCGTGTTTCCGGTTCTCGTCGCTGTGCTGGGCGTGGCATTACTCGGTGTAGCATTGCTCGGCGTCGAGCGGTTCTTGAGCTCGTTCAGCGCATCGTTTCGGATGTCATCACTCGTCACTGTCTGCTTCTTCGGCGTCGGACGAGTATATCCATAGCGCTTGCCCACATCATCCACCAGGTTCCGTGAAACAGTGCTCGCAGATCCTGTGTTGTAGGTCTTCTGCCGCTGCTGCATGCTGGTCTTCCGCTGTGAGCGCTCATGCGAAGACTGAATGCTGCGCTGCGTCGCAGAGTTCAGAGAATAATTGCCGTCCGTATCCTTCTCGTAGTAGTTCTCACGATAAAGCTGCTGCGTCGGCTTGTTGGCGATCTTATTGCTTTCGTCTCGGTGCTCAGACTGACGAAGCAGTTCGTACTTCGTCTCTCTGTTTGTGATTTTTGATCTCTTTGCCATCACGTTCTCCTTAAAATAAAGTGAAGTTGCTACCGTCAATTATGAGTGAAGGCGTCGAAAAACGTCACCGACCTATAAAAAGGGACCGCAGTGTTACCACCACGGCCCCAAAAAGGAGGAAACGATTACATATCGCCAATAATCTTAAATTCTTTCGACATCTTCTTAGCCCATGCGCCGGCCGCTTCCTTCGCTCTGTTCCGCGCGTAGAATGCAGCCTTCGCGTCGATCATGCCCTCTGCCTTCGCGTCCTCATACGCCTGATCGTAGGCATCGTTCTTCACGGTCTCATACCGGCTCTCATACTCTGACTGAGCCATGAGATTCCGCTTATCGCTGCCGCCAGCGGACGGATACTGCTTCCTAAATGCGGAATCATCCGTATAGATATCCTTCGATACGGTCTTGCCAGATCTGCCCGACGATTTACGACCTCTGCCGGAACCGGACGACTTCGCCGCCTTTGCCGTCTGTGCTGCTGCCGCGATCTGCGACAGAGTGGCCGCTGCATCGCCGGAGAGACCGTACTTCTTATTGTACTGGTTGATGCGGTCTGTGAGGTAGGAAGGAACCGGAAGGCCGGCCTTCGCAAGCTCCGTCGCCTGGGATATCGCGTTCTGATACTGGTTGTCGTCTCTGTTCAGCTCGTCCTGCTCTGCGCCGTACCCGAAGCTCCGGTCATTGTCATAGCCACTTCGATCCTGCTGGAAGGAGTTCCAATACTGGTTCGCATTGTAGTTCCGGTCTGTCTGCCAGTCTGAAACGTCGTCCCGATACTGGCCATAACCAAAATTACGGTCATTCTCAAACGCGCTCCTATCGTTCTGGTAGTTCTGCTGATATTGGTTCGCGTAGTAGTTACGATCTGTCTGCCAGTCGCCAACGTCATCTCGGTATCTGTTGTACTCGATATTATCCTGATTCTGATAGGCATTCAGCTTTCTATAGTCATTCGCCTGATTGTCGGCGTACATCTGATACGCGAGGTTCAGAAGGTTCAGATTGTTATCATTCATCTCCTGCATCATGTTGTCATACGCCTGCTGTCCGGCTGCCTGCCCATAGGTTGATCCATAGCCGCCCGTCTGAGCGTTCGCCGATGCCATCGCATCGTTCATTGCTCTCTGGGCCTGAGCCTTATACCGCTCCGAATACTGGTTGTAGAGCTCGTTATAGTTGGCATCATTCTTCACATCAAACGCCTTTTGTCCCTTGATAACATCCAGGAGGCCGTTGATGGTTTGCTCGTAAGCAGAGGCATACGGAGAAGGCTTCGCTTTTTCCGTGCTTTGGAGTTGGCTTAAATAACCGTTCGTGAGCTTGCTCGTTTTAAACGTCGGTGCTTCATAGGAATCCGGTTTCGCATTGTCTGAAGCGAGCATCGAATTTTTGTAATGGTTCGTAAGCTCTGTAGGGTGAAAGCTCTGCTGCCATGACTTGGTTGCTGTTGATGCAGGTGCTACCGCTTGCTGCTGGCTCGATACAGTGAGTGGCGACCCTTGCTGTAGGACAAGCGTTTGGTTAGGCGCCTGGCTCAATGGGCTTGTCGTCGTGTAGCTCTCTTTCTTTTTCTTGTACGTCTCCGGTTTTATTCCCGTTCCGATCACTCTCGACATTTTGCGATACCTCCGTTGTGTTTCCGCTATCAAGTATCTGCCTCAGCATCACTATGCGTTTGCAGTTTTCTACGCCGTGAACCTCGAGTTCTTCGAGGAGTACACGTGCAGTTCGTATATGGTTTTCGGTATATGTAATCATTGACCTACCACGCTTTTTATATAGTTGCTAAGCTCCATTCCGTTATAGTAAAGAGCTCCGTGAATAACGACTTGCTTTTTGCCATTCACCATAAATGTAGAAGTGTCACTGTTCCCCGTCCATCCAGCCCAAAGGAGAAGTTTTCCTGTTCCTGATACATCTCCTGTAGACATTCCGGTAACTTCGTCGCTCGACTGAAATATATTACGTCCGTATGAATCATCAATGATAAAATCGCCCAGTCCTACATAGCCTTTTCGAGCAATCAGAGGTATATTGTCTCCACCATAAATTTCAGAGCCATCAATACGACCACCCGTGATGGTTACGCCGTAAATGCTGCCGCTCTTGATATCCGCTGATTTGAGGCTTGCAGTTTCAATGTCAATAGAGTACAGCTTCGTGGACTTGATAGTACCACCCTCGATAGACGGGGAAACGATCTTAGCAGCGTTCACGGTCCCGCTAAAAGTGCCGTTTCCCTGAGAATCGATCTTTAGGTTTTTCGCATCTACTTCAAATTTTCCTGTTGTGAGTTTTATGCAATCTCCGGTTAGCTCCATGCTAGAGGAGCCGTCCGGCGTTTCCGCATTCAGAGAAAGCAGATCCGATAGTAGCGTAATGGATGTGTTGTAATGCTTCTCGCTGTTTTCCACTCGAAGTTCGATCTGGTCCGCTTTTACCTCAACAGATGCTAGGTGCTCGCCTCGCTGCGCGTAAATCAGTCGCGCGGACTCCGAATAGTTCTCTTCCGGCGTGAGGTTATTAAACATGTAGGTCAGATTTTCATTCAGTTCATAAAGATACGACTCGATCTTGCTACTATCGACGGTATCCTGTGTGAATATAGCCATTGATCTCACTTCCCAGCTCTATAGTGTTTGCCATCGCGACGATCCTGCACGGGCCGGTGCCCTCGATGCGGATGCGATACTTACTGCATCGTCTCGGGATGATCGGGATCGTATAGGTCTTATCCATCGCGCTGCGGATAAATCCCTTCTGCTCCCACATAGGTCCGTCGTCGAACTTCGCAAAGAACTTCACCTCGCTGCCTACCGGCATCACGAAACTGATAAGCACTTTCGAAACATACTTCTGTTCCATCGCAGATCCGCGCAGATCCCCCGACTCAAGGAACCATCTGATCGGTTCCGTGTCGTTTCCGTAAATATCGCGAAGATTATTCTCGGAATCGACATAATGCAGCATGCCTTCCGAATACTGAACGAACTTGAAGACTGCATCGTCCTCGACATCCCATACACTGGTAAGCGGATCATACACGAGCAGCGTCTGTGCGCCGCCCAGCTTGCACGACAGATAGAGCTTGCCGTCGTACTGTGCTGCCGCCGCGTCCGTGATTTCCTGCGTGATGTTCGCCGAGATCTTCTCAGGCACGCCACCCAGGTATCTGTACACGCCATCCATGGAAACATAATACAGAGTTTCGTTGATTGTTACGAGCGACCTATCACAGCCTGCGCGCACACCAGGCAGCGTCTTTTCAAGTAGGGAGAAGTTTGACGGCTTGTCGCCTCTCAGCACGTGGAAGGTTGATTCCTTAAAAAACACGAGATACGTGCCGTACTTGCTGATACCGGTGAAGTCTCCGTCTGATCCTACCGTCGCCGCCCATGCGTTGTTCGCTTCCTTCTCGTAGTTGTACCAGTTCTTCGGGTCTCCAACCTTGCAGCAGTAGACCTCGTGATTCTTGCTGGAGCATCCCCATAAGCGGTTGTCTCGCTCTGTGATGAAGTCCATGTCCGGTACTTTCCGCTCGAATGTAGCCGTGCTGGTGAACTGATCGGTCAGAGAACCGGTCACGATGATGTAATCGGTGCCGCCGTCGGTAATCACCTTCGTGCCGTTGTATTCTGAATTGGACGCGCCGGATATGGTCACGCTGTCGCCGGTCTTAAAGGTGTTCCCGATGCCCGCAAGCGTGATCTTCGTGAATACGGAACCTTTCGACAGCGGTGCGAACACGGCGCTGCCGCTTACTTTCGCTGTCATGTGATCCACGGCACCCGTGAAGGTATTGAAGATGATGTGGTCTGGGAATACGCAGATATACGCACCGATGCCGACGAGCTTCTTGTCTCCATCGGCTACGGTGAATACTTCCTTGTCCTTGTAATAGGCTTTCGTCCCGTCGATGTAGAACAGACCATTCTTATAGAAGATGCCTTTCGGATTCTCGAAGGTCTTCTCTACGGTGCCTCGTGCCGGCCTGGTGCTGATCGCAGGGTAATGTCGATCGCACATATTCTTCATCGCGGCCCACTCTCCCCGACTCGTGATCATGTTCTGATTCACGCCCAGGAAGCGGTCCGTGATGGAACTCGCCCGATTATCTGATGATGTGATCTGTGGTAGTCGCATGTGGCCTCCTTAATGGCATGTGCGTCCGTCTGTACCAGCTCGCGTACTGGCTCCACTCGTTCTCAAATGCCGCTGCTTCCATGTTGTAGCGATTGACCTCGCCGTTGTAGAAGTCGATCTTCGCAAACACATAGGTCGTATAGCAGGCGTTGAACTGATCCGGTATCAGCAGCTCACGTTCTGCATCCTCGTCATAGACATAGGACTTGAATGCTGGCGGCTCAGCCGGTGGCTGCTCGTCCGGCTTGTAGTTATCCACGCCAGGCAGTACCGTGACCGGCTCTTTCGGGATCGGTGGCTTCGGCGGCTCGGCTCGAGAAATCACCTGATCCATCGCCATGAACTCGACCTCGTTCACCCATTGCGTGATCATGTCTTTCGTATACTCGCTCGGTCTGAAGCTCGTAACATGCGCGACTAATTCAGATAGTGTCATATCCCACCTCTACATTCTCCGGATAGTTCCCCTCCAGGCTCTCTGCCCCAATCTGAAACATCCGTACTGCCGTGTCGATCTCCGGCGTCGGGCCATCCGGTCGCTCGATCATGATCAGGAAGTTGCCTGGATCGTCCTGATACATCGGGAGCGCCTCTGGATGCTCGTGCAGCATATAATTAAGCAGCGTATAGGCCAGCATGGATACCGACGCGCACACGATGTCGTGTCCAGGGTCGTAGTCTGCATGGCCGATCAACGTGATCATGGTATTACGATGTTGGTTCAGTATTCGAATGTGCGTCATGTACGTTTACCCTCGTTTCCTGTTCTGCCGGTGCAAGCCCCATGCCCTGCATGGCCTGAAGCACACGTGTGTCTCCACCCTGCGCCAGCGCCTGTGCGGACAGCTGCGCTACCTGTTGCAGCTGCTGGATCTGCTGCGCCATCATTGCGTTCTGCTGGATGCCCTGCCGTACCTTCTCTTTACCCTCGAAGTCCATCATGTCGATGCACTGAAGCGCTTGTTCTGCCATCTGAGGATTGAAGAAGCCCAGGTTATAGAACTGAAGTGCCAGCTCGTTCTGAGATACCGTAGTGAATGGGTTCTGCTTCTGTGCACGTGGATCTACATCGAAGATCGGCTCTTCAGTCTTGAAGTCCTGTCCTGCGATGGACTGCGTGCCACCCAGCAGGGCTGCATTGTTCATCGAAACATAGTCCGGCTCTCCACCATCACCTGTGATTCGGAATGTCCGCTCCGTGTCATAAAACTGCCTGATCAGCTCGATAGCCATCTTGCAGATAGCCGTATAGGTCCGGTAACTGCCCTTGATGATGTCTCTCGATGTCTTGTTGCCGGCCTCCTGAAGCGCTGTGATGGCTGATGCAGCCGTTACGCCGCTTGTACTACCGCCCTGGTTGAAGTCTCTGTTGGAACTCGTCTCCTTCAGTTCGTTCACCTTGTCCTGAAGCACATAGAGATAGGTGGAGGAAAGCTGTGGAGTCTCGAACGAGCGCAGGTTATCATCATTCGGTGAACCAGCCACATGGACGATACGTTTATGAATATCTCTGAACTCCTCCTCATTGATGCCGCAGTTGTCCTTTGCGAAGTACCGGCGCGTTGCACCCTCCTCCGCATTGAGGATAATGGCAGCGCCCAGTCTGTCGATGTACTCCTGCGCGTCCTTTTCTACATCGATGATACCGAAACCGGCTGGCGTCCCCTTCTCCGGGTAGAGCACATCCATCACAAACGGGTACTGGCCGTGATCGTAGATGCCGTTCTCGTATGCAGGATCGTTTTCGGATGCAAACAGGACGGTATCGCCACAATATTTCACTAAATGGACCTGTGTCCCGTTCTCGACCTTCACCTTGTAGTACCAGTCTACGACGATGGATTTATCCGTCGTGTCTACCTCGTCATCATAGTGGTACCTCTTCCGGTCAATGGTTGTGCCGGACAGCTTGCCGACGAGCTCCGGGTACTGGTGCTCGAGCGAGTCGTTGTCCTGTAGAGACAGAACGAATATGTTCTTCGACTCCTGGATGTCCTGAATACCTGGCTCCCAGTAGAAGGACAGCATGTCGACCGGCCGTATATCAATGTCGCCGGTGCCGTGCCGCATGTCCTGGTTCCACAACACAGCATACACGGATGTGCCGTGCTTCAGCTTGTCCCACCAGTTGTCCGAGTAGGTCTTTTCGAAGTTACAGTTATCGAAGATCACTGGCAGCACGCTCGACAGCATGTGAGCAGTGCCCTCATCGTTACGCTCTCTCGGAAGCACGATCGGCGTCGGGAAGTTGTCCATCGCGTCTGCATGCTTGTTGATGATCGAGTTGAAAAGCCAGGCAGATGTGCTCTGCTCCTGCCGTTCCATCTTGTCACGGTGGAAGTTCTTCCAGTGCTGGAGCTTCCACCAGTCCTCATTATCGACGATGCGCTTGTCCAGCTCCTGTTTACCGGAGATGTACTTCTCCAGTGTCTGCTGCGCGGTCTGTACAGCCAGCGTGTCGATCGGGCCGGAGTTTTTATCCGGCTCCGGTGCCTGCTGCTGTGGCTGCACCTCAACATTATCAATCGTTACCATTAATTCTCTCTCCTTGCTGGCATGATCTCGAGCGGGTCTTCCGGTGGTAGCGGGTCTCGCTCGGTGAAATGTTTCATGTTCCTACGTGGGTTCAGCGGTCGTTCCTGGAATACATACCGCGTCTCGTCGTAGATGTGATCCTCCATGTCCGTGTCGATGTCCTCGACGTGCTTATCATCGTAGATCAGTAATGGAATGGTGCGGATGAACTGCTTGCAGGACTTGAAGCAGTAAAACATCGGTATCCCGGCCTGGTCGAATGACAGCCGGTAATGGAACTGCATCAGCCCTGCTAAGCGGGCGTGATCGCCTTTCGAGTTGAATACTCCACACCGTTCAAACATGTCCTCGATGGACTCTCCGGTGTCTGAGCCCCAGATGGCCGGATCTGCGATGCCGTATACCCTCCGCCCCTGTATATTCGGATCAGTGCGTTCGATTTCTTTAATTCGTTCCGCAATCTCCGGTACTGCGAGCTGCCGGCCGGTGTTCGGCTCTGATGTGCAGCCATAGTCCTCTCTGATCCGATACAGGATGCCGTCGTGGTCAACAGCAAACCAGCCGACGCTGTATGGCTTGCTGTATCCGTGGTCGTAGCCTCGGTAGATCTTCCAGCTCCGTGGAATCTCGAAATCATCGATAACGTGAGTCCATCTCCGGTCCTGGTAATGACCTGGATCATCCGTCCACTCGTTGAATACCTGCCCGATGAAGCTGTCCCAGTCACCCTCAAGCCATGCCTTCCGCTTCGCCTCCGGCAGTGCCTCCAACGCTCGCACGTACTCAGGATCGCTCTCCATCAGCACGGAGTTGTCGTACACGAGGGACTGGATGAAACTGTAGTCCTCCGGGTATTCGAACTCGTTGTACTGTTTTGATATAAACAAACGTTTGATGTATCCGTGTCCCTTGCCTCCCGGGTTGCAGGTGTAGTAGGTCCGTCGCGGGAAATCTGATGTACCTCGTACACAGGCGTTCAGGTCTTTGATCTGCTGCTCTGTCAGCTGTGTCGCCTCATCGATGTAGAGAATATCTACCTCAGTACCCTGATACCGGTCTGTATCGGAGTCTGTAGAGCAGTAACCGAACTGAATCGTGCTGCCATTCGGGAATACCATGAGCTTTTCCTGGTTGCTATATTTGATCGGGCACCCTGGCCTGCCTACACCAAGCAGCGCCTTCAGAGGTCGAATGTGGTTTGCCTGTAGCTCAGGATATGTACGTCGGATGACCATCTGTTTGATGCCTGGATAGCTCAGGGCCATCAGGACGAGCTTCGCGCGGACCGCCCATGACTTGCCGCCACCTCGGGCACCGCCGAAGGCCACATGCCGGTGATGATCTCGTAAAAACCTGTCCTGTTTTGCATTCGGTTTGCCGATGTCTACTGTCATCCCGTGTAATCATCCCCCCCGTTGATCGTAATCTGAATCGAGTTGTCTGTCGTCTGTTCCTGATCGGGATGCTGGCCGAGCATTCGCATGAGAAACTCGAGTGAGTTCAAGCTGCCCTTTGCAGCCAGTTTCTTCTGTGCCTTTAGCATAGTCTCGATCTCTGCCTCTGTGAGGTCATCTTCCAGCGCCTGTTTGAACGTTTTTACTGCCCTCCGAGACTTCCCCGATGCAATGCCGCCCTTTCTCTGAATCTCTCTCTGTTCCTCCGCTGTTCGTTTATTGAATGGTATTAAATTAGAATCTGTTTTGCGGGCCATAATTACCGCCCTTTCGTGTGTTTAATAGTGTCACCTATGCCGTGGTCTCTCCCATGAGTCATAATGATATTTTGGGGCATGTGTTCGTAAAAACAAACCGACCTATTATGAACACGAAAAAGGCTCCCCGTTTCCAGGAAGCCAATAAAAGAATATCCGTTTTGTTTTATTGTTTATCCACCTATCATTCATTCACTGTCCTGCTACCTACGACCACTTCCCACGATGTGCTCCGACCATCCCGGTAGATCCTCCGCCCACAAACCGGGCAGTTCACGGTTCCGTTCTGATAGTCCGTGAGCTTATCCTGGTCGAGGTATACGTGCAGTCTGCAGGACGGACACGTGAAGCCGTACATCGTGAGCCACCCGGTCTCCGCCGACGACGTGAAGCTGCCGTACACAGATTTCATCTCAAGCAGGTTATCTACCTCGATTGATTTTTGTTTTATCTTTTCCATGCACTTCTGGTAGCGCTTGCCCTGCCCGTACCATTCCTCGATGCCTTCCATCTTTTCCGTGATCGCAGCGCGGTCCGTCTTCAATTTCGAGATTTCTCTATCAATCATCGTTGTGATCCGTCGCTTCACCTTGTCGATCGTGCTCATTATCCACCGCCTCCTTAAACAAAATATTTCATCACATACTCAATCGTCATTGCCTGTGGAGACTCAATCCAACGAACTAATTCATGCCCATAGTACACATCAGCTACGATAACGAAGAAGGCAACACAAGAGAGAAGCGCTGACACCTCGGGACAATCATCAAATTTTTTTACGCAGACGATGATGCCTACCAGTAGTATCAAAAATGCAATCGACATAGCGGCACACATAAATGTGTGATGTGCAATACTCATTTTCGAGAGTTCTGGTACGATCTGCTCAGCTGGGACGCCGAGTTTTCTAGCTATCTCCTCGATAACTCCCATTGCAATATCTATATTCATTCCTACCTCCTATCAATTTCGTGACCTCGCGGAAATGATCCTCCTTTAGTCACTCGTTTATAATTATGATTCCATACTCGTTGCAAGCCATGTGCTCTAACCGACAGCCTCGGTTTTCCTTCCATCCATGGACGAAGAATGCTGCATCGGCTCCTGATAAGAGTTCAAGCGATTTACCAAGATACCATAAAGGAGTCGCGTCATCCGGCGCGTCTTCAATGATCGAATCTATTACATTGAGCTCCGCTCCAAAACAACCGCAGAACGTTTCGCATTCTTTTATTGCTTTTTCACGCTCCGCCTGGATCTCCTCATCCGTTTTATTTCTCATTGGCTGCGATATAAAAATTTTCATTCATCTACCTCCTATTTTGGTAATGTCAACAAATTGGTTTTGACTTCTCGAATTTTTCATTCTTCCGCCCTCTCAATCTTCTGAATGCAGATCTATGTCCTCAATCATCGCACGAGTCTCGAGAATATATAGATACTGTCCCATGATACTCGCCTGTTTTCTCAGAAGGTCAATCGGGCAAGTCGGCGTAAAATCAAGCTTTCCAGCATCATGCTTCACAAGCATATTGTGCAGCTTCGTGTACTTCTCCTTAAGCTCCTTGTATTCCTTTACCATTCTCAGTTTATAATCTTCCATTATGTTCTCCTTTTCATTCTACCTTCTCAATCTTCGGGATCGGCTCAGATCCACACTGCATCGGTTCGCGGCTTCGAACATCCGATTCAAAACGTTCCTCCGTATCTAACCATTCCTGATGTCTAAGCGCGAGGTATATCGTTTCGAGTTCGAGCACTGAATCAGATTTCCTAGTGTCGGAGTTCTGCCAGCATCCCATCATCACGCCATGAATAACCGGTCTGATTGCCTCGCGCGTATGATAGTAGTTCACAAATACCCGCTTGCCCTCATCGGTGCTTGTATTAAACTTGATATTATCCCCCATTGTTACAAGCCACTCGGTCAGATCGTCCGTCTGCCCCATGCCTGTGCGCATCATGAGGTTGACCGCACGAAGAACAGCGTTGAGCTGCACATCAGTTAATTCAATTCTGTACTTCATTTCCACTCCTCAAAATATTTGTCAAAATCTTCTTGACTGATTTCAATAGCGATGTTTTTTCGCTTTACTGTACAAAGCGCGCCTTCCCACCTGTTAAATTCCCATTTCTGCTGTGGCCATAATGTCACCCAGCATTTATTTGTGCTGCCATAGCAAAAAAGTATTAATTCCTTCGGCTTTACAAACATGCCATCACCTCGCTAAATGCTTTATCCTTTGCTTTCATTCGGCAAAATGTATTTTTTAATAAATCTCCTCGCATACTGTGGGTGCATCATGCTCCGTTCTACTTGCCTGGATGTTGTTTCTGTCGCTTTGGTATTATTGATCGTCCGTGTTTTTACCAGTTCAAGCGGTTCCATTACGAGGTTATACGACGGTTTGAAGCCGATAAAGAAATATTGTGTCGGCTTCTTGTAGTAGTCGCCATCGTTCGTCCGGTCTTTATCTATAACCGTGGGCTTGATGCACCAGTATGCCGTCAGATAGTGCGGCTGCGCGACTGGGTTTTCTATCACCATTCTCAGTCCTTTTCGTTCTGCGACAACAGTCAACTCGCACAGTTTCTCGTATAGTTCATGTAGCTCTCCGTGGAGCTTCATGCTGTACTGCAGTTTTTTTAGGTCGTTCCAGTTCTTTTGTTGTGGTGTCTCTCCACGAAACGAAAGTGGAATCATCGCTTCAAATCGTGTGCAAGGGAAAAATGCCATGATGATATCCGACCCCCCCATGTTGTCGAAAATCGACTCCCAGCCTTCATAGGCTTTCTGAATCTCCGCGAAAAGGTCAACTACGAAATCTGTCTGTCCGAAGTCATTACGGATATCGTAGTCGTAGGCATCAATTCCGAGTTTTTTAAATTCATTTTTGAATGTACCGCTTTGCTCGAATAAACAATATGCTTTCATGCTGCCACTCATTCATCTAAACAGTATCACCACGATCAGAACGATCATGACGAGTATCGGTATCAACAGTATCAGATTGACCAAATCAGTCATTGATCTCCTCCCATGTAAATCTTCCCTTGCCTGAGTTACGCCACTGGCCCAGTCCCTTGTACCGGCCATAGTTCAGCCATTCGCGGACAGCCGCTGCATGCTTGTCCTCAAGGCATTCGACCGTGAACTCGATCCAGCTTCCGGTTGGCACCGCTTCCGAATTCGCAAGCGCAACGCGCTCGCCCATCGCTGTAGCAGCACGCAGAGGTCTCTGACAGTTCCCCATAGGGCCGGACATGTGGATCTGGATCATGCGCGGAAAGACGAAGATGCAGCCATCGATGATCTTCTTGAATGCCTTGATGCTGCACGACTCCTTCGAGTAGTCCTGCCCCTTGCAGCGAGATAATGCGCTGCATGTGTCCTTGAAAAAGCCCTTGATCTGGTAGTCCCAGAACATCGGCGTCTCTCCATCCTCCATGCGCGGAAATACGGTCATCTCCTTGTGCTCCACCTCATCTGCGCCGAGTGCAGCGACCTCTTCCTCTCTCGATGGTGCGTCCGGTGCCTTGCTGGCGATGAACTCGCTGTGCACCTTCTTGTCTGCGTTTGCTGTCCCTAAAACGTCCTCAGTAA